TTCTTTACGAGTTTGGTAAAAGACAGTCCACAGGTACAGGCTTTAATAATTAGTCATTGTATGCAGCATTTACAGTTTTTAGCGGCTCAAATAGCTCAAGAGCAAATGCCAGAGGAGGTCAAACTAAGAATAGCTGAAATACAAGCGCAGATGCAACAAGTGACACCAGAAGAGGCACAAGTTATAGCTCAACAAATACAAATGATTAATGAACAATATAGCTCTGCAATAATGGCTCAGTTAGCTAATGAGTTTTTACAGTCTATTGGCATGAGTGGTGGCGAAGATCCTTTAGTCGATATAAGAAAACGTGAATTAGATTTAAGAGATAAACAGTTAGACCAAGAATCAGAACAGTTCAACAGCAAACAAAATCAAAGAGCACAAGAGAAAATGATGGATGCAGAATTGCAACTACAGCGTATGAATGTGCAAAAAGATATAGCTGATGATAAACTTGAGGTAGCAGTTGATAGACTCAAACAAAATACGGACTTTAAATTGCTAGAATTAGAAAACAAAATCAAGGGGATATTATGACAACTTCTTACAAATTAGAGGCTATAAAAGCTCTAAAAGCTGCAAAAAAACAAGCACGCGCTCAAGAAGAGGCAGAGGCGAAAGCACAAGCAGAGGCCGAAGAGATAAAGCACCAGGCTAATTTAGAAAGAATAGCAAAAAAATTAGCAAGAATTGAATCTGGTTTACCAGTTGAGGAGCCTGTAGAAAAGCCTAAGAAAAAAGCGGCTACAAAAAAAACAGCTACGAAAAAAGCAACTCCAAAAAAAGCACCAGCAAAAAAAAGAGGAAGACCTAAAAAAAAATAAATGGATGATATAGAGGTCATTGACTTCATCAAGAAAAAAATTGATGCAAGAGAAAAGCAAATACAAGAAACTTTTATGTCAGGCGGTCTGAAAGACATGGAGCATTACAAATATTTGCAAGGCGAACTCAATGCTTTATACTTTGTTTTAGACGAGATTAGCAATATAGGAAAACAAATATAATGTCACAGGTAGTAGATAACAATGTAATGGCTAAAAAAGTAGCTGAGGCTTACGTTGATCCAGAAGATCGTATTTTAGATCCAGAAAAATTAGATGCCTCAATATTAGAGCGTATGCCACAGCCTACAGGTTGGCGTATGTTGGTTTTACCTTATGCGGGTAAAGCTAAAACAAAAGGTGGAATACATTTAGCAAAAGAAACAACAGATCGTGAGGCTTTAGCAACAGTCGTTGCCTATGTGGTAAAAATGGGACCACAATGTTACAACGACCAAGCTAGATTTGGAGATAAACCTTGGTGTGAAGAAAAACAATGGGTTTTAATAGGGCGCTACTCTGGCTCTAGGTTTAAACTTGAGGATAATGCAGAGGTACGAATCATCAATGATGATGAAGTTATAGCCACAATTCTCGATCCAGATGATATAGTTAGCTTATGACAACAGAAAAAGACGTAGATATAGCTCAACCAGAGGTTGAAGATATAGAGGTAGAAATTACTGATGCCCCAGAACAGGAGGCCAGTAATGACGACGAGTTAGAAAATTATACAAAAAGTGTTTCCAAGCGTATAAACAAACTAAACGCTAGAAATAGAGAGACAGAGCAAAGAGCGGCACAACTCGAAGCGGCTTTACGCCAAAAAGAGGCAGAGGTGCATGCTTACTATCAACACGCAGCTCAGACACAACAAAGTTTATTGGCAAAGCAAGCTGAAACAGTAGAGGTAAAAGAAAGAGAGGCTAATGAATTATACAAAAAAGCTCATGCCTCCGGTGATGCTGAACTACTCTCGAAAGCAGACACATTGAAAGGTGAAATTGCCTTGGAAAAAGAGAGAGTAAGAATAGCTCAACAAAGACAAGAACAACCAGCTCCACAGCAACAATATCAGCAACCTATAGAGCAATATCAACAATTCGAAGAACAAGCTCCACCTTCGGAAAAAGCTCTGGAGTGGAAAGAGAACAACCCTTGGTTCGGTACTCAAAACGTAGAGGCTACAGTATGGGCACAACATGTTCATAACACTTTAGCTGGCGAGGGTTATGATTTAGAATCAGATGAATATTACAATGAATTAAGTAATAGAATTTATAAAGTTTATCCGGATTTAAAATCCGATAATGCCGTACAAAGTGAGGACAGGCCCGCTGTGCAAAGAGTCGCCTCAGCTTCCGTTGGGAGTCGGCAAAAAACACAAGGCAAAGAGAACGGCGTACGTTTTTCAAAATCCGAAGTCGAAACTCTACAAGGATTAAAACCACACGGCATGTCCGATGAAGCGTGGTTGAAATCTGTTGCTAAAGAAAAACAACGAATAGCGAACAGGGAGGCAAAATGACAGAAGAAATTAACGTACATTCCAGAAAATCCCGTGAGTCCGAGTCTCACGATAAAAATTCTCGAAGACAACCATGGAGGCCAGTAAGAAAACTAGAAACACCTGTACCCCCAGCTGGATATGAATATCGATGGATAAGAGAATCTATGCTAGGAGTAGAGGATAAGGCAAATGTGGCTAGGAGAATTAGAGAAGGTTGGGAGCTCGTAAGAGGTTCAGATTTACCTGATGAATACTCTTATCCTGTTGCTGAATCTGGTAGGCATGCTGGCTTAGTTTATAGCGAAGGACTACTATTAGCGAAGATACCTACGGAAACTCGTGAGGAGCGTAATGATTACTATGAAGATCAGACCGCTCGTAAAAAAGAGGCGTTAGACAATAATATGTTTAATGAAACTAGAAAGGACGGGCGTTACGTTAGGTATGACTCTGATAGGAAGTCTAATGTTACTTTTGGGAAAAAGTAACTACGATAAATAGGAGTAAATCTTATGGCAAATAAAGATGCCGCTTTTGGTTTAAAACCTGTTCGTCAAATGGGCGGAGCACCTTTTTCGGGTGGACAATCCAGATACAGAATCGCTAGTGGAGCTACAACTCCAATTTTTCAAGGCGATCTTGTGACTCAGCTTACGGCTGGTGTTCTGGGGAGACATACCGCAACTGGAACTGTTCCGATTGTCGGAGTGTTTAACGGAGTTCAATACACCGATCCTACTACTGGCGAGCAAGTTTTTAACAACTATTATCCTGGTAGCATAGCTGCCTCGGATATCATCGCAAGTGTTATTGATGATCCGAATGTTGTTTTTGAAGTACAAGCAGACGACACTTTTCCTGTCGCCGACTTGTTCGGAAACTTTGACATTGTTGACGGATCACCAGTAGGCGATACTAAGTCTGGAAGATCTAATGCAGAATTAGACGTAACTACAGGAGCTACTACAGCTACGTTACCTTTAAAATGTATTGATATCTCTCAGGATCCTGATAACGACGATGTAGCATCGTCCAACACCAATGTCCTTTGTGTCATACAGAACCATATCATGGGACAAAAAGGTGCTGGTTTAGCATAAGGAGTTAATTAAATGGCAATTTCAAGAGCTCAACTCGCTAAAGAGTTAGAACCAGGACTTAATGCACTTTTTGGTATGTCTTATGACTCTTATGACCAAGAATATGAAGATATTTTTGTAATTGAGGACTCAAACAGGGCGTTCGAGGAAGAAGTGCTAGTAACTGGTTTTGGCGGAGCACCCGTCAAATCAGAAGGGCAAGGGGTTGAATTTGATAGCGCAAATGAAAGTTTTAGTGCTAGATATACCCACGACACAATCGCGTTAGCGTTCGCGCTGACAGAGGAAGCTGTCGAGGACAACCTTTATGACTCTTTGGGTAAAAGATATGTTAAAGCATTGGCTAAATCTATGGCTAACACCAAAGAAGTCAAAGGCGCTGACGTACTCAATAACGCCTTCTCTTCCAGTTTTACTGGCGGTGATGGTGTTTCTCTAATCAATACTGCTCACCCCCTTGCTGGTGGTGGAACAGCTGCGAATAGAGCAACGACTATGGCAGACCTTAATGAAGCCTCACTAGAGGATGCTTTAATAGACATATCGACGTTTACAGACGATAGAGGCTTAACCATAAGTGTTATGGCCGATAAACTCGTAATTCCTCCGCAACTCGTTTTCGTTGCTGACAGAATTTTGAGTTCAACACAAAGGTCTGGAACAGCGGATAACGATATCAACGCAATCAGAAACACAGGTGTTTTACCTGGTGGTTACGTTGTCAATCACTATCTATCTGATCCTGATGCTTTCTTCATTCTGACATCTGTAAACAGCGCTGGTGAAGGGTTAAAAATGTTCCAAAGATCTCCAATGGAGACATCTATGGAACCAGACTTTTCTACAGGCAATATCAGATATAAAGCTAGAGAAAGATATTCGTTTGGTTTCTCGGACTGGAGAGGAATCTACGGATCTCAAGGTGCATAATTGAAGTCGTAACACACTTTATTACTCAGTGTTACAAAAGGGCCCTTCGGGGCCCTTTTTTTGTCCTAAATTATTTTAATATTTATAGTTGTAAATAGTTGCATATTCTTGCAAATACTGTATTATATCTATGTGAGACATGAAAACAACAACAAAAAAGGAGGAATACAAGTGAGAGTGAAACAAGCATGTAGGTTAAACGATGGCATTTATGTTTGCGATCAAAATATTATTACAAACGTGCAGAAAAAAGCGGTCGATTTTTTTAGTGCAAGCAGAACGCTTGTACCTAACAAGTTCAAACAAAAAACTTGGTACATCATTGGAAGGGATAACAGAGTAGTGGCTGAAAACTTTAGGACCTTGAGTGATGCTAAAGATTATATTGCAGAAAAAAAGGAGGTGGTGTAATGAGAGAGTTACCAAAAAATGTGGTGGTTGTTGATACTGAACCTGTTTGGGTTAAGAACCCTTACACTGGAGCTGGTGTAATGCTTGATCCAGATGCGGTTGCGGTTTACGACTTTGTAAAAGGTTGTGAAATGTTCAGAGATTACGACAACGTAAGAAAAGGTTGCGACTGGTTTAAGAAACATGAGCCAGAGGCATATATGGTTTTATTAGACTAAGGAGGAAAAATGAATAATAAATACGAAATTTACGACAGCGAAATTAAAGCAATACAAAAAATTATTGCGGTGATTGAAGGTCAGGGCAAACATTTAAGAAGTTATGGAAGATCTGGTTATGAAGGCGGGATCTTAGAATTTTGGGTTGAACACGTTTCAGAAGGATGGGACATAGAAGAGACTTATTCAATGCCTTACAAAAACATATACAAGAAAGACTTTGAATTTTCTTTTGATGATTGTGAGTTATTCAGAGTACAAAGAAATAAATTAGATAGGGAGATAGTGTAATGGAAATGATCGGTGGATATACTTTGGTTGAAAGACTTGAAATGACTATTGAAAATATCAAGTTTCAAAAGGGTAAGGTTTTTTGGGACGATCTTGAGAAACTTGAGTTGATACTAAAAGAGCTTAAAAAAAAGGAGGTGGTGTAATGGATACATATAAAAAAGCATTAGAAACTTACAATACTGGTTTGTTTCTAAAATTGGAGGGTTCGTTTGGTAGAGAATTTGTTAATAACTTCATTGACTCTGGCATTATTAAAATGATCGATAAACCAGGTAATAAGGTCATTGATGGTTATGGCAGGGAGATACAGCTCAAAAAAGCTGAGATCGACTATGACAGAGTTGACGAACTTTGGGACACAGATTTTGAGTTTATGGAACAAATAGAGGGGGTGGCGTAATGGGATTGCACGTTGATATTTATGTAATGAAAGAGACTCCTGGAGACATACTATATGGAAATGACGCTACCAATGGTGGCGAATCTTCTTATGTCAAAGGGTTTTGTGTAACCAATGTAGATGGACCTTTCAATCCTTGTGAAGATTATCCAGCAGCAAAATTGATCAAACAAGAATTTGGGTTTGGGTGTGCTCTAAAAATAGTGCCTGAGTCAAAATTAGACATACATACAAGTTTCGGTGGCAACTTTGCAGATACCTCAGACTCTAGGTTTGGAGAAAAATGTAGAGAATTGATGGGTGAGGACATTGGCAATGTTTACGGGTTAGGTCCTGTACCAATACACGAC